TATGGGGAAGGACAACTTGATTCTATGGGTCTGAAATGGAAAAAGGAGGAAGCTGTGTATGAAGTCATTAAGTAAAGAATCTATATCAAGCATATATTCGGTGATAACCAGCAGATTTTTTATGCTTGTTGTTATTGTTATTTTGATTCTTATGTTCTTAAAACAGTGCGGGCAAACCTCCCATATGGAGGCAGAAGCTAAGAGAGAGCACAATAATTATCTTGCATCTTTAGACAGTGTAAGAACCATTAAGTCTGAAAATGGACATCTGATTCAAGAGAAATCAGCTTACGAGCTAAAAGCTTCTGAACTTTCTAAAAGTCAGAAAGAACTAATTCATCAATTAGGTTTAAAATCTAGCAGAAGAGGTAACACGCCAAACTCAGTGATAAACATTGTTACAGAGATTAGAGATAGCGTTAAGATAGCATCTACGATTATTAGGGACCCTAATGGAGAAGAATCTATTAATTTCCTACATAGTCCAATTATGACAGGGAAAAACAGATTAATGATATCGGGAAAAACCCCATATACAATGGGTCTTCGTATAGATCCTTTAGATTCAACCAAATACATAGCTACAATTTTACCTGGACTCACATCTTTGAATCTGGAACAAAATATAGATATTACAACTGGAATATACAGGGATCCAAAAACTAAAAGAATGATGACAAGAGTGACCACAACTTATCCAGGTTTAACTTTTAATGATATTAACTCGTTTGATATTACTGATAATGCAGATACTAGAAAGGCTTTAAAAGCAGCTAGAAAGGAATTCGGACTGGGCATTCAACTTGGATATGGTATTTCTGGATCTGCTACTGGTCTTTCTCCTGGTTTTTATATTGGATTTGGAGTTCATTATTCACCAAGATTTTTACAATTCGGAAAATAATTTAAAATTAAATGGCTTACAGCACAACATCAAAATTCGTTCAGCTTACCCCATATCTCCTAATGGAGTATATGTATGCTGATCAACCGCAGCCAGAGGAGTACTTTGTTAACAGCGGACCATCAACAATAGGATATGATAAACTTATCAATGGTTATCAGGATAATGCTGTACAGATATTCAACCCGAATGCTGATTATGATCTAAGTAGAAATACTGCAAGCAATAGTGTTGTACAGATTAGTACTAATTCTTTTGTTACCCTGGATTCAAATCTAATAATTCCATTTAACGATTATTCAGACCAGCTAACTAATACAGTAGATCTACCAATAGTATTTCCTTCAAATCTATTAGTGATCTATGACACTATTAGATACCACATTAGAGCTGGATATAACCTTTCTAACATAGATGGTTTAATTCTTAAAATAGAATTTCAAGATCAGAACTTAAATTACGTAACTGCTTCTCAGATACTACTTAAGAAAGGAACTGAGCAAGATTATGAACTTAATCCTAACCCAGTAGTTATAGGATCAAATATTTATGATAAATATTTTGAGATTAAGATACCTAATCTTAAGGATATGAACTATAAGTATCTTTCTGCTTCAGATTATTTTAGACCTCAAACTTTAGCTTCTCTAATAAGTCAGAGCGGGGACGGATTTGTTTCTGATGCACCTATTAGAATCTCTGCATGGCAGGTGCAAAGCACTACGGACTTCGAGGGGTATTCAAGATATGATTCTTCAAGAATTTCTCTGCTTTCATTAGAGCAAGAAGATCCATTTTCTAATATCGGTGCTACTATAAAAGAATCTAATAGCGGTCAATTCTTCGAGTATTATGCAACAGATAACGAAGGATTTACTGAGGATTTTATACTTTTTCAAAACTCGATAGGCAATAGTTATTATATAAGTCACCAAATAGAAGTTCTTGAACAAATAGGAGCTGCTATAATCGAGACCTCTAGATTCGAGTCAACCCAAACAACTGCCTATGATTCACCTAATTACTATAGACCTATCGTAAGAAATGCAGCATATTCATCGTCATTCTTTTTAAGATACACAATGTCGTTGATAAACAGTGTCGATCAAAGTAGGGTGGTTAGAATATCATCTTATGCTTCTAATAATCCTGCACAATGGGGAACGACTATAACCCCAATAAAGCTTCAGAATCTGCCACAGGTTCAGAAAATATATAACAGAGTTTATTCTGCTTCTTCAATTAGCGTAGGATCTAATAACACGGCAGCACCTAAGGAAATTATTAAGTACACCAATGTTTTCATACAGCAAAACTACGTAACTGCTACTGCAGCAAATTTAACTTTCACCAATGGCAATCTAACCCAAAATAACGGGACATCAAATGTTACCGCTTTAGGTGTAGGTAAACTTACCGTATCTCTTTCTCCTTTTGATAACTATTATAAATTCAAATTTATTAAAGAAGGTCCTAATGGTATACCAGTTGAAATAGATTTAAGTAATAGCGGTCTTTATAAGATTGCTTTCCTTGACAATTCAGGAAATAAAAATTATGTTCCATCATTGCTTGATAATAATATAGCAAAACCTGCTTTAGGCGAGCTTGCTTTCAAGATAGACGAAACACAATCAACTAAAATACTTAATTTTACGGACAGAAGATTCTTTATAACAAACGGTAACGTAACTGCTCAAGCTAATGCAACTGTTAACACCCAAAGTGTGCAGGTACAAGCTACTAATTTAGTTTCTTCTAATTCGGAACAAAGATCTATATCTTCTAGAGGGACTGTTGCTGCTGCCTCAATTCCGCTAACAACACAAACACCGATGTCTAATGAATCAACATCAGTTTTATTCTGGGGATATTGGAAAAAAGAAGGTGAAGTTATAGTATTACCTACTGATACGACTACTGTTGTTACCCCTACAGTAACAGTAACATCAGGAAATCAACTGGTTGGATCAGTTACACAGGCAGCTCCTAAAAATATAGTTCAGAGTATTCTGCCAGCATCTAGCGGTAACCTTTCCGCATACCTCGGTAATGCATCAAGCACATCATCTATCGGAAACACCAACCAGCAATTAAAAGGTAGTGCTTTAACAAGTGCTTTAGCTGCTCAGATGCAAGGATTTGTTGCTACTGGATGGGCAGATCAAACGATAGTTGATTACTTCTTAACCCCAGGCAAACCTGGATACATCCAATATCCTGGATTAACCAGAGCTCAGTTTAAAATAGCTGCAAATGGAATTCTTTCTACCCCAACATTATCAAATATTAAAGTTTAAGCATGCTACTTAATCCAAAATCAAATAGCTTTTACTTCAACTTCCCTAGAGGATTCTTCTCTGAAAGGGTGACCAATAAGTATGAAGACTATATTAAGAAACAACCTATTCCATTTGATGATGTTGCTCAATATGTAAATAGTACAATACAATCAGTGGGATTCCCAGGATTGTCAATAGATTCAGTAGAGCAGGTTAGAAACTTGGGTAAAAAGGTAGCTTATAAGAGTTCTACCCCTATACAGGATCTTTTCTCTAAGGATTTTAGTATGAACTTTAAAATGGCTGATGGATTTATAAACTATTTTATAATGCTTGACACTGTTTTAGATTTTCTTAATTTTGCTAATGATCAGGTCTTTATCCAGGCACTTCCACTAAGAATAATGGACAATGAGGGTAATATAGTTATGTCGGTAACATTCCAAGAGGTTTTATTTACTTCCTTTTCTGAACTAGAATTAAACTACACCAACAATAACCCTGCATACACATCATTTAACCTAGGTTTTAAATGTAACTATCTAGATATAGTTCTTGAAGCTAGGTAAGATATATAATTAAATTAAACAATAAAGATGAAAAAGTTTTCAGACGTAAAAGAATTAAACGAAATGAAGTATGGTCAGCCACTGGGTGGTGAAAAGGACCAAATGAAAAACCTTTTGGTATCTGCTGCAGGTAACGACCAAAGAGTATTAAACGACTTGGTAAACTGTTTAACGGATGCACAAATGAAATCTTGTTTCGAGAAGCTTTCTAAAGTTTATGGATATACAGGAGCGGTTGGTCAAATTGTTCACCCTTCTTAATCCCTAAATTTTTATATGAATATAGTAGGAATAGATTTTTCTATAAACTCTCCTGCATTTTGCTGCTATAAGGACGGTAAGTATATTTGGGGATCTTTAACCAGATCAGATAGAAGCCCAGAATCGCTAAGAAAGAGTTTAAAGAAACCCTTTGCCGTTTTAGAAATGGAGAAGGATTTTAAATTTATCTTCCTCGATAAGAAGGAATTGCCGGATGATTACACAGGCAGGGAAAGAATCAAAATAGTTTACTTCTTGGAAATTGTTGATTCGTTTTGGAATAGCATAGAGGAAGTTATGGGTGATTCTGATTTCCATGTTGCAATGGAGGGATTAAGCTTCTCCTCTAACGGTAATGCACTTATAGATATCTCTATGGCTACCGCATTACTAAGGAAAAAAATAATAGATAGGGTTGGAGCAGACAAGTTCCACGTTTTCTCCCCTACCTCAATTAAAAAGTTTGCCTTAAAGGGTAATGCTAAAAAGGACGAACTTTATAATTCTCTATGTATTTACAAAGAGGATGAAACAAATTTAGCAATCTTTGCTAATATATTAGAAACTAACAAAACTGAGTGGATAACACCAGCTAAGGTAGTTAACAAACCGATTGATGATATTGTGGACGCAACTTGGATAACATTGTATTTAAAGAAAGAATTAAAGGAAATTTATGGAATTAAAGGAAATTTTGAACCAGAACTCGCAACAAGCCTCTAGTAATTTAAACTATTTTTCTAAAAAGGTGGAGTATCTAAACTCCCTAGAAGAGGCAATTAATCAATCTTTAAATTTACTGAGCGTTATCACCAAGATAACCAAACCCGGAAGTAATCGTATAAGCTATTTACAAGCTCACTACGGTGACGTATCCTGTGCTCTAATGAAAACACATAGCACAGGATTTTATCCTAGTATAGTCAGTCTAATAAAGGAAGAATACAAGTTAAAACAAGATATAAGTAGAAAAAAAATAATTTTAACGGAAAAATAAAAAATCAAAAGAAACAAAAGTAAAACAAAAACTAAAACTAAAAATTAAATTTAAAAAATCATGAGTAATTTAGACATCTTCAATCTCGACGCAGAGGCGTTCGTAACCCCAACCGCTAAACAAGGAGCAGGAAAAGACCTTGAATTTTACAAACCTTATCCAGAGGACGGTAAAGACGGGGTTTACAAATCTTTAATTAGATTCGTACCAAATCCAGCTAATCCAGCAAAATCTAAAATCCACAAGTACTACGTTTACTTAAACGATCCTGTTAGTGGAAATTCATTTTCTGTAGACTGCCCTTCAACAGTGGGGAAAAGATCAATTCTTAAGGATCTTTTCTGGAAATTGAAAAATTCACATTCAGCTGCTGATCAGGAATTAGCTAAAAAATTCTCCAGAAAAGAGGATTACTATTCTTTAGTCCAAATTGTACAGGACAAAAACAAACCAGAACTAGAAGGTAAAATCATGATCTTCAAATTCGGTAAAAAACTAAATGACCTTGTGGAGGCACAGCTTCAACCAGAGTATGGTGAACCATCAAATCCTTTTGATTTATTTGAAGGAAAATTATTCGCAGTTCAGGTTAGAAAAGTAGGCGAATGGAACAACTACGATTTATGTTCTTTTGTTGGCGACAAATGTCCAATTCAAGTGAATGACAAGCCAATGAAGAAAAATCAAGATGACATGAACTCTATCTTGGAATACTTAAACGAAGGCCCAAAGAATCTAACAAGCTTTGATTACAAAGATTGGGATGATGAAACGACAGACAAGGTTATGAGTGTTATTAAAAACACTGTACCCGAAGCACGTATCATTAATGAAATTATCGGAGGTGTTAGTTCAGCTCCTACAAAGAGTGCACCTTCTAGTTCATCAAATGATATCTATGCTGAGACTACGCAAACTAAAGCTGGCTCTTCAGTTAAGAAAGAAGAGCCTGCCCGATCAGAAGCACCTTCTAGATCTAGCACTAGCTCATCTTCATCTTCACTAGAGGATCTTTATAACGATCTTTAATAGATAACTTAACCGGGGACGGCTTTACAGCTGTCCCCTTTTTTATCCCATGCAACCAGAAAAAATAGAGGATCTAATAGGAGTAATTCTTAGTAAGGAATTTCAGGGTAACGCTGCAAAACAAATTGTTTATAAGGCAGGTAACCGATTGAATTTCTCTTGTCCGTATTGTGGGGATTCACACGATGCTAAAAAGAAGCGTGGGAATTTCTATATGGATACGATGGCATATAAATGCTATAATGGGGGATGCGGAATATTTAAAGATTCGATATCGCTTTTAAAAGATTTTGGCTTATTCAATAAGCTAACGGGAAGCGAAAAGGATAATATAAAAAAAATCATTGAAGAAAATAGGACAAAGAGAAGAACTGTTTACGGAAAGGTAGACATCAGCTATTTCTTCGATAACGACATATCAGATATCCTAATAAAGAGAGCAGACTTTATGAGTTCTTTGGGACTTCAGGAAGTTGGTGAATCTAAAATTCAAAGATACATTCAAAGAAGAAATCAGAGAATAGATTCTAGATTTGCCTGGGATGGTAAGAAGGAAAGGTTATTTCTTTTTAATCTTACCCCCGATGATAAGATAATCGGTCTACAAGTTAGAAACATGAATTCAATAAAGGGTTCATCTAAATATCTCACTTACAAATTAAGTGGTATTTACGAAAAACTACTAAATTTGAAAGATGTTGAGCTCATAGAAAAAGCAAGAACAATCGATCCAATATCTTATGTTTTTGGTATAGGATTCTTAGATTTTGGCCAGCCAATTACCATATTTGAAGGACCAATGGATTCTTGGATGTGGACAAATTCCGTTGGACTTTGCTCGGTTGAGAATAGATTTCCTTTTGAAATAGACGATCTAAGATACTGGTACGACTGGGACAAAGCAGGAATAGAAAAAAGCGTAGATCTTTTGGCAAAAGGATTTACAGTTTTCAACTGGGGTAAATTCTTAGAAGAGAACGATATAACAAAGAACAGGAAATGGGATCTTAATGATCTAGTTGTTCATCTTAGAACGACTGGGAAAAAAATTAAGAGATTTGATAACTACTTTACCAACGAAGCACTTGACCTTAGATATTTTATTGATAAGTGATCCTAGCTCAGGAACCGATAAAACGGGAGAATGGGAAAAAGAATGCGATGAGAGAGCTTCGCCTCGTATAAAATTTCCACTTAAGCTAAAGGACAATGTAATGGGTCAGGTTAGCATAGAATTTGAAGAACCCGTGATAAACGAGCCTAAGGAAAAGAAGAAAGAGAAAAGTAAAAATACTCTTAAGGTAGTAACTCTAACTAACAACAGGAATAAAGATAAAAATAAACTATTTTAAATGTCAACGGAAAAAACAGATTTCAGTAAGATCTTCGAAAACGAGAGAGCTGAATGGAAAGAAACAATACAAGTAATAGCTATTCAGATGAAGGATATAAAGACCCTTGCTAAAGCTCAGGTAGATCTGTTCAGTCAGCGTCAAGTTTTATTGGAATACAGCTATAAGTTAGCAGCAATTGTATCTAAACTTAATTCTAAGGAAAGAGTAGAAAAAGCTAAGAAGTTAAAAGACTACTCGGAGAGAAGCGACGTTAGATATGGGGCAAATGAAAAAACAGTACTGATTGATGGCGATTTGACCGAGATAGCAGAAAAGATAGAGCTTGTTGAAAGCCACAGAAAATTCATAGATCAAACTATACAAACTGTGGATCATATGCTATATGGGGTGAAATCCAGAATATCTCTTGAAGACTATTTAAGAGGCTCCACAGTAAAATAAGATATATAGATGAATGAATATTTACAAAATAACGAATGTAATTACCGGCTTGATTTATATAGGGCAAGAGAAAAATTATAAACCTAATTATTATGGCAGTGGCATTTTAATCAAAAAAGCTATATCTGAATTAGGGATAGATAATTTTAAGAAAGAAATAATAGAATACAGTAAAGATTATAATGAATTGAACGAAAGAGAAATTTTTTGGATAAAGGAGCTAAATTCAAGGGACCCAAGTGTCGGATATAATCTAGCCCCTGGGGGATCGCTTTTTATGACAAGTCCGGAGATCTCAAAAAAAATATCAAACTCTTTAAAAGGGAAATATGTTGGAAAAAAATCATTTAGATATGGGTTAAAAATAACAGAGGATCATAAAAAAAAGATTTCGGAGGCTAATAAGGGAAAGGAAGGGGTTGAAAATAAAATGTGGTCAGAGGAAAGAAGAAAAAAAGCATCGGAAAAAAGAAAGGGTATTAAGCTATCCGATATAACTAAGGAAAGATTATCAAAAGCACATACAGGTAAAAGATTATCAGATAGTCACAGAAATAAAATATCAAAAGGTTTAGAAAAAAGAGAGCACTCAGAGGAAACTAAAGAGAGAATAAAAAATAGTAATATAAACAAAGAACAAAAAAATTCAAAAACCGTGGAAGCAAAAAATATAGAAACAGGAGATCTTATTGTTTTCAATAACATTTCACAGTGCTCTAGATTTTTTAATGCTACCAGGCAAAGAGTAAAAAATAATACCATTTCAGAATGGAATATAAAAGTGAATAAAAAAGAATAACATGCTAGAGTTTGATGTCTCCCCTGATTCGCAATTTTTAATATTGAAAAGCTACACGGAGGAGGTGGAAAAAAAACAATTAGAATTATCTTTAACTAAGAAAATTCATAATCATTTTTTCCACCCCTTGGTGAAAAAAAAAAAAATATGGGACGGAAGTATTTGTTTCATAGACAAGAAAGGCCATTACTGGAGGGTTCCAATAGGACTATGGAGAGAGGTTTTACAAATTGGCGAAGACTACAGTATTAAAATTGAGATAAACGGTCTTGATAAAATAGTTAACGATGATCTAACCCTAGAAGAATACACTGAGTGGGTTAATGAATTTTTTGCTGGCGGTATTGGCGGCGATCCGGAAAAAATGCCCAGAGATTATCAAATCGAAACTGCATGGAAGCTAATCAAATACAGATACTCAATTTCAGAGGTTGCAACGTCATCAGGTAAGACTTTAATATCCTTCATGATATTTGCATACCTTAAACAGAAAGGACTCATTAGAAAGTTCCTTATGATCGTTCCTAGTACCAACCTGGTTTTCCAGGGGAGTGAAGATTTTGAAGACTATGGGTTACATAAACTTGGATCTAAAATACAACAAATTGGCGGGGGATCTAAATTAAGAGAAGGATGTGACGTTATTATCGGTACATTCCAATCCCTGGTTAAACAAGATCAGGAATTTTTCGAAGAAGCAGATCTTGTCTTTGTTGACGAAGCTCATCACACGAACAGTATGTCTATCAAAAAGATTGTTGCACACTGTATGCACTCAACGTGGAGATTCGGATTAACAGGTACGTTAACTAAAAGAGGAACTGCAGATTACCTAACAATCCAGCAATTCCTCGGTCCACTTATAGTTGAGATATCCCCTAGTTTCCTTTTTGATAATAACTATGCAACTCCTGTTTCGATCAAGATAGTTGTTATGGATTGGCTAGAAAAAGAATACAAAGATAAACTTGCTGATCTAAAGCTTAACAATAACAACCTAGAGGGAAACGAGGTTTATAATCTGGAAAGAAAACTAGTAATCGAAAGCAAGAAAAGACTTAATTATGTGGTGGACTTTATAGGAAAGACCTCAAAGAATTCCCTTGTATTATTTCAATCTGTTAAGGATGAATACGGTAAACAGATATGGAATCTACTTAGAGAGAAGAATAGCGATAAGGAGGTTTTCTATGTTGATGGTGACACCAACGAAGGTCTAAGGGAGGAATATAAAACAAGAATGGCATCAGGAGCAAATAAAATACTGATTGCCACATACGGAACTTTCTCGACGGGGATTTCCATAAATAATCTACATAATATCTTTTTAGTTGAATCTTATAAGAGCGAGGTTCTAATTAAGCAGAGCTTGGGTAGGGGTATGAGAAAGATGGAGGGCAAGGATAAAGTTAATATTATTGACTTTGTGGATGACTTTTCCAGCCCTAAGTACCAAAACTACCTAATGAAACACTCTGAGGCTAGAATACAGATTTATAAGAACGAATCCTTTGAATATAAAATATACAAGATAAAACTTTAAATTTAAGGATATATAAAAAAAAATTCCACAAATGAGGATACAGAAATTTGATAGTTTTACCGAATCTTTAGTTGAAAGCGAAACCGATTATTACAAGGGAAACACCAAACTAAGCAGATGGCTTAGAAAGGTGGACGGAAATATGGAGTATGAGTACGATAAGCTTAGAGCTGATTCAGATCCTGTAGGAGGAGACGGAGGTAAGGCTACGATAAACAGAATTAATTCGATTTTGCCTTTGTTTGGTAGGTTGATAGCTAGTTCGGGAGCTGCTATTGCGGACTTTTTTTTTAAAGGCGATTCTAAAGATAGCTATTCTAAAATGTCTAAAGATGAACTTAAGTCCAAAAAGAAGAATGTCCTAGATGACTGGGAGAAAGAAAAAATAGGGGATAAGAACGTCACAGAGAAGGATGCAGAGGATTTCTATAAATCAGGGGCACTTAAGGGTAAAAAATATTTTGGTAAAAACTACGAACCGCTTCATCCTAAAAATGATGACGAGAAACAATATAGCAGCTATCTAACTGGTGCTATGGGAAGATATTATGATAAAATTAACAAGAAGTAATGACAGATAGGATTTTAAATTTCTCTGGATTTTTTAAATTATTTGAGGGTGGCGCAGCCATAAAGACCTCAAGGAGAATTCGTGAGGATGAATTTCCAAAAACCCTAGCCAGCATTAAAGAACTTCTTTTTCCTATTCTTGGCATAGACCAGGATAAGTATGGTGAAGAATATATTATAATAGGTAGTATCGGAAAGAAAAAAAACATGGACGATACATCAGGTGATCTTGATCTTGGATATGATTCTAATTTGTTTGCCACCCAACATGGTATAAGTCCTAAGGAATGCTCTGCAGCAGTTAATTCTATATTAAGAGTTGGATTAGCAGGTGCTCTTGGATTCGAACCCGAAATAAATTATCTCAAAGGACTTAACATAGTTAGCTTAGGGTGGCCCATAGAAGGGGATCAGCAAAAAGGAATAGTCCAATTGGATCTTATACCTCTTTCCAGTATGGAATGGGCAGATTTTATTTACTATTCGCCTAACTATAAAGCAGACGAGAGCAAATATAAGTCAGCACACAGAAATTGGCTTTTATCAGCTATACTGTCCGCTAGAAAAGAAGTAATAGATACAGATGAAGCTGGAGAAATAATGGATTATAATGCTCCTGTATTGATTCTTAGCGATGGTTTATACTGGCACACCAAGTCATATAAAGGAACAAGAATACCCAGATTGAAACACTCTAAGAAATTAGAAGGAAGTGAAAGATTTGTAACTAGAGATCCACAGGAATTTATAAACTTTGCTTTAGGTCCTGGTTATAAACCAGATGATGTTAAAACATTTGAAGCGCTATTAAAGATAATCGGGGATCCAAAGTTTGATCTCCGTGAAAGGTTGCCTGAAATAAAGCAAAGATTTTTGGAATATCTTGAAAGAGCTGGACTAGAAATACCATCAGAAATAAATACAATTGGTTAAAATTTAAAACATGGCAGGAATTAGTCATTTATATGATCTCTATAATAAGAAAGGAAAGGATTTTGTTGATAACCTTTTCAATACTTATGTCACCGTTAATGAGAAAATGGACGGGTCTGCTTTTATGTTCGAAAGGGATATAGAAACGGGAAAATTCAATTTTTACAAAAGGGATCAAAGAAATCCGATAACTTTGGTCGATAGGACTTTAATGAAGTACTACGAAAAACCTATTCAATACATAGAGTCTTTACCTCCCCATATAATTAAAGAAATCCCTAGAGGATGGAGATTTGGATTAGAGTACTTTGCAAACAGTGCTCCAGTAGAGATTGTTTATGATGAAGTTCCTAAGAATAATTTAATTCTTTCTTATGTTCATAAAAAAGATCAATTAGGTAAGCCAAAAGGAACAATACAAGGAAAGAACGATCTAGATAATTGGGCTGATTTATTAGGTGTTGAAAGACCTCCTATTATTTTTCAGGGATATTTAGGGAAAGAACAGAAGGATAAGATATTAGATTTTTTAAGAACCCCCTTTGAAGATCTTGTAACTGAGTATAAAACCAGAAGCTTTGTTGCTTTTATTATTGGTGTACTTAATCCAGAATTGAAAAAAACAGCACTAAATGCTGATCTCCAAAAACCAATAGAAGGGATAGTTTTTAGATTCGGTGAAGAGGAGGAAGAACAGGAACCTATATTATCTAAGATGGTAGATCCGGTTTTCACAGAGCTTGCTAAATCTAAAGCTAAGAAAAGAACAGAAGAAAAACCTAGCGATTTTTTAGGTATCACCATATTAGATGTGATGAATTTCATACTAGAAAATGGAGTAGATACTTTTGAAGTTAATGGTTCTACTGAAGACGAAAGATATATTTCTTTTATCTCTGACGTTTTCTCTAAATTCCTTGATGAGTACGCGTACAAATATGAAGGAGCGGATTTTCAAGAGCCAGAGTATTTAAAGAAAGATGATTTTAGATTAAATAAAAATCTTGTAACCGACAGAAGAGTATTAAAGTACTTAGATGAAGATGAATCTTTTGAATCACTATTTAAACTTATTCTTAATTCTTTCCGAAAAATTAAAAAAAGAGCTGGTGGAATAATAACACCCGGCATAATAGATCAATTTAATTCTGTAGTGTCTTCGATAGAGAAAAAGGTAGGCATTAAAGATACTAAACCTGCTGTGATGGAATCTGAAATGCCTTCATTCTTGGACTTTAAAAGAAATAATTTAAAACCAAAAAAGGTGGATTACGTAACTAGTGAATCTGAAGAGGCATCTAAGGACGACGATCACTTCTATTCATATAATGAATTCATTTCAACATTAGAAACAATTGATACATCTAAGAAAGATATACAAAAGCCTAATGTTGTTGAGGAAGAGAAAGCACCGGAGCTTAAGGAAGTTAATTTATTGGTTGGCAGATTCCAGCCTTTCCATAACGGTCATTTAAAAATGGCAAAATTCCTTAAGGAGAAGAACGATTTACCGAGTATAGTTGCTGTGGTACATCCTGGACATAACAAATCTGGAAAATCACCCTTCGCTGAAGATCTTGTTTCAAAATATATGGAATCTGTAGTTAAAGATAATCCGAGTTTGATTACTGGATATTTCACTGCAAAAAAAGGTCTTTTAGGCGTGATATACGGAATAGCTAAAGAAATGGGATATAAAGTTAATCTAATTGGGGCAGGAGATGATAGGATAGAGGACTATAAAAAACAAGCGGATTACCTTAAAAAAGCTGGCGGGGATTTCCCTAAAGAAATAGAGGTGGTAGAAACACCTAGATCTAAATCAGGAACCGAAGTTAGAAAAGCAATAGAAGAAGAGAACTTTTTAGAATTCAAAAAATTAGTTCCACCGGGGGTTTCTTCATTCTACAATAGTTTACTTTCTTCAATTAACGGAAAGGGAATAAAAGAATCCGAAGAGCTCATATCAGAAAGCAAAATTGCAGATCTTGAAATCAAATCTTTAAAAAAAATACAGAAAAATAAAATTACAAAATGAGAAGAATAATATCTACATTCGAACAATTTAAAATAAATGACATGGATTCAAAAGCAATTCATGAATCGGATGGATTTGGAACTTCCCCATTCCTATTGGTAAAAAACGGGGATCTTTATAACTACTTCTTTAATATAGAAGATGAAAAAGGGGGGAAAGAAAAAGGATTCCATTTTATAATTGGTAAATACTCTAATAATGAAGTTATCGATGGACCTAAAAATTCATACTGTGTACTTACATTGAATGAGATTTCCCATGAATTAATAGAAGACATAGCAGTAGAGAAAGAGGAAGTCCCGCAGCCTAACACTATGAAATTCAAGGCAGGGGGAAATGAGATTTCGCGAATAATGGAATACGCATCAAAATGTTTAAGCAGCTATCTGGAAACAAATCCTAAGATCAATAGAATATATGATGAAATTCAGGACAATCTAGAATTCGACGGTAAGGGAGAATATATTGAGTTTATGAAGTCAATTATTATTTCTTATATAGGAACAAATTGGTCTGTTCAACAAGGATCAACAAAAAAATCTGTTCTAATTAGCAGATAAGATGAAACAATCAGTAATAAACAAGTATAAATAGTAACAATTAAAAAATTAAATCATGGAAAAATTCGAACAAATTAAAGCTTTAATCGAAAGCACTCAAGGAGACGCTGAAAAATTCTTCGACAAAGGTAACGCAGCAGCTGGTAGCAGAATAAGAAAAGCTATGCAGGGGTTAAAAAAGCTTGCACAAGAACTTAGATTAGAAGTGCAGGAGTTTAAAAAACAAAAATCTTAATTAACCCATTAAAACAAAAATACAATGAGCTATTACGTAGTTAAAACTAGTTTCGAATCTGGAGAGGTTAACAAGAACGGAGATCCTGTTTACAAAAAAGCAGAATTTTTAGTATCTGGTGAATCTGTTCTGGACGTTGAAACTAAAATGGCTGAATACTTAGATGGTTCAGTCGGAGGATTTGAGACAACCCAAATCACAAAATCAAAAATAGAGGCTGTCGTAGGCAACTAAAAATGTCAAAAACAAAAAATCCAGAAACAAGTTCTTATACACCGCCAAAAACCATTAAGAAAATCCAAAAAGGTGATAAAGGCTATGCTCTAGTTAAAAAAGCTTTTGATAAAACTTTTGAGGAAGACACAATCATGAATTTTTCAGATTGGACAAAAAAAGAGAATAAAGGAAATGTCAAAGAGTAATTCAGAAACAAAATTTTATGCTCCCCCTCAATCGCCAATGGCTATTCAACCGGGAGATACTGGATTTGCCTTAGTCGGCAAAGGATATAATCGATTTATTTGGACCTTCAATGACTGGTACAAATCTAAAAAGAAAATTATCAATCCAGATAAGAATTGGGATTTATCCTCTAATCCCATAACACAAAGTGAATGGGACAAGAAACAAAAGGACTTATATTTATAAGTCCTTTTTTTGTGGATATATAATATATAATATATAAAAAAATTACATAATTTTTATGAAAAATATTAACGAAAAATCAGTTAGTACATCACAACAACGATTAATGGCCCAGGCCTATGCAATAAAGGTTGGAGCAATGAAGCCTTCTGATCTCAATCCAAAATACAAGAAAGCCATCATGAATCTTGCAGATAGTATGACTAAGAAGGAACTTGAAAAATATGCTTCTACAAAACACAAGAATCTACCACATCATGTTGATGAAGATGTGAATGAAGGTATTACCGGAGAGATTGCAGTTAGCTTAGAACCTATTGGCTCGGATAAAATTCCTTCTTTCCATCCGAAAGGACCAGGTAAAGTAGTTCCTTTTCTTGATCCTGAATCTAAGCAAACTAAGAAAGGAAAAAAGAATCTAGAAAATCTTAAAGATTACAGAGACTGGATTAATGATAATAAAAAATAATATCATTTTTTAATTATCAATGGCTAAATATCCATTAAATCCCAAGATAGGTCAATCGTTTATTGGCGATCCAGGTACATTATATGTCTGGAATGGATATCAGTGGCAGGAGGTTTCTGTTGGGGGAAGTGCTGGAGCACAGGGAGCATCTGGATCCTCTGGATCCTCCGGATCCGCAGGAAAAACTGGATCTTCAGGTACAAGCGGTGCAACGGGATCTTCAGGAACTAGCGGCTCTAATGGATCTTCAGGAACATCAGGATCTAGCGGTTCTTCTGGAGCATCAGGAGGCTATCTTAATATAATACAACTATTAGATAATGTTCCGGCTACTACGAGATCAGGTTCTACTATAGTAACTGAATGGACAACTTCATATACATCTGTTGCTGGTAGTACATTAATGTTTAACCTTAGCTTTTCTGCATATGTTCCTTCGAGTTTAGGCTCAAAACAATTTGATCTAGTTGTAGACAGTGTAACTGTTGCATCAACAACGTTTTTCTTTAACTCGGTAAATGTTCATGCCACAATACCTTGCTTATTTAACGTGGAGAATCTATCAGCTGGCTCTCATACTATTCAAATAAGAATACCTGCTGGAGTTACTGTAGATGCACAAGACTATGCTCACCTAACAGTTATAGAAACTATGGGTACCGGTGTACCAGGATCATCAGGAACTAGCGGGATATCAGGATCGTCAGGATCTGCTGGAACATCAGGATCAGCAGGAACTTCAGGATCAGCAGGAACTAGTGGTACATCAGGTACATCGGGTACATCAGGTACATCAGGCACATCAGGATCAGCAGGAACTAGTGGTACATCAGGTACATCAGGTACATCAGGATCAGCAGGAACTAGTGGTACATCAGGTACATCAGGTACATCAGGCACATCAGGGTCAGCAGGAACTTCAGGATCAGCAGG